AATTATGATTTGGAAAAATATAATTGGCCAAAATGGGCGTTAGATGTTATTCAAGAAGTAGCACCAAATGTAACAGCACTAGAAACTATTCATAAAGAATTGTCTGCTTCGGAAATAGTCAAAGTTGCAGCACATGTACAAAATGCTTGTAGTAGAAAGGATTTTATGCAGAAATTTGATGCTTTTGTTGCGGAATATGCTCCACCGAGAATCGGAAAAGATGTTAAGTATATGATACAACGACAAGGTACATTACGTGTTGTAATACCAAACCAAGCAAAAGTTGGTAGAAGATTAGCATTTCACCAAGGTGTCTTTGTTGGAAATGGTAGAGGATGTAGAACATTCTGGACACCTTTTACAAAAGCAACTGGCACTAATACAATGTGGATGTTAGATTTAGATATCAGTAGAGAGATCAGTAGAAAGGTTCTAGAAGAAAAATGGTCACTCGAAAAATTCGAAGAAGTATGTTTAGAACATGCTTGGCCAATTGAATTGGAACCAGGGCAGAGTCATTTATTTTTCCAAGAACATATTCACGGAAATAAAAACAATGAAGAAGACTTCACCAGAGTCGCAATGGATATGAGAATTCTTCTAGAAGGTGAAGAATATGGTAGAAGAAATCCTGGTGGATTTATGCGTTTACCTGGTGATTATGAAGTTGCAGAAACTAGAGACTATACTGGTAAAAGATTTATAACATATGCCGGTTGGAGTTCAAAATATAGTTCTGGTATTCCACTACCTATGCAAAGAGCAATTATGGAACCGTATTGTGTAAAGAATAAAATTGCATACACGAGTTATGAATTTGAAAATGAATATATGGATTACCAACCAGGTTTAGAATATTATATAAATGAAAAACCAGATGGTATAGTTCTCTGTAGTATGTATGGTATGACAGATGACAAAGAACGTAGATTAGAAATATTTAATAGTGCGATTGAAAAAGGTGTAGAACTACATTTTGCACATGAATTAACGGTAATCAGAACAAAAGAAGATATCGAGAAAGTGGAAACATATCTTAATTTTGCGGTACCTAAAAAAGGACCACAAAGTTGGGAAGATGGTTGGCCAAATAATACATAATTAATAAAATAAAGGAGAAAATATGTCATTACATGATCAAATAGTTGAACAATACGAGACTTACCTAAAAGAAGCAGAGACTTTCGATGGCAAAGGTGTTAAAGCGGCTGCTACTCGTGCAAGAAAAGCATTGGGTGAATTAGGTAAACTTTCTAAATCACGAAGAGCAGAAATTCAAGATAAGAAAAACAATATGTAATATGATTTATATTGTAAAAAACGATGGCGAATAACGAAGATTTTGAAGTAACTGGCAAAGTAGTACAAGTATTACCGGGTAATAAATTCAAAGTCGAGTTAGACACTCCTCAAAAAAATGAAATTGTCTGTCATATATCTGGCAGAATGAGAAAAAATAAAATTAAAGTCATACTCGGAGACACTGTTGAAGTAACAATGTCTCCTTATGACTTATCAATAGGTAGAATCACTCGAAGAAACTAATGGAAGTATATAATGGGTTAGACCTTATATATCAGAAATACCATACACGAGTATGTCTCCCTGGTCTAAACAATAGTTCAAACTCTTTTTTTAAACATTGGGGTAAATTCTACAAATGTAGATTAACACCACAAGAATTTAAAAACCAAAAGGATATATTTACAAGAGAAGCACATCGACTGTTTGAAGGTTTGTACAACGACACACTTTCTGATTCAAGAAAAGCACATTTACATAGAAAGATAAGATTATGTAATATTGGGCTAATCGAGGATTGGCATAGTCCTGTGTTTGCAACTAAGATTAATGGTCATCTTATCTTAACTACAGGTCATAATAAACTATATGCGACTTCTTTGCGAAAAAAGAACTACAATATGGATTTCGATTTGTTTGTATTAGATTTAGATGATGATATTGGAAACAAATTCATTGATATATTAGAAATAGAAAATGAGGATATGTTCGAAAAAGAAATAGGATCTGATGATTTTGTATTTGATGTGTCATTTGAATCTGGTTTTGTGGATGGTTTCATTCCTTGTGTTATGCAATTTGCCAAACATAGACCAATAGATTATCATGACGGTACATATGAATTGGCATCATCTCATTTAGAATTTTTTAATAAGTATTCAGTTGATAATAAAATACAGATTAATATTAAAGATACATTTATGTCTTCTATAAAAGACAATAGTGGTTTTTTTGATATAACTGAAGATAATTGTAAATTGGTTTTTACAACAAATAGACAGATAAACTTTGATTTGGCTGATTTACTACCATATTTAGAAGATAAGGTATCTAAATATGAATCAATTGACAAATCATATACACTGAAAACTGAGATTAATAATCAAACAGTAAAACTTTCTTGTCCTAGTTTATAAATCATAAATAGATAGTATTTAAAAAGAATAAATACTATAAATTATTTTTTACATGTAAACAAGGAAAAGAAAAATGGCTCAACAAACAATTAATATCGGTTCTACAGCAAATGATGGAACTGGTGATCAATTAAGAACGGCTTTCGATAAGGTTAATGATAACTTTAATGAAATCTATACTGAACTTGGTGGTTCGAGTTTAAGTAACATTAGTATTTCTGGAAATACAATTTCTACAGACAACACTAATGGTGATTTAACAATCGACCCTAACGGAACTGGAACAATCATCTTAGCAAATGCAGTTACTGCATCAAGTACAGTTACTATTACTGGTGCCACAAAGGTAAATGGTGGTTTTGCTGCGGCTGGTACAAGTGGTTCGGCGGTTGCATTTAGTGCATCTGATACTACTCCATCAGTAAGTGCTGGTAACGTATTTACTACAGATGGTACTGCTCAAACACTAACTGACTTTGACGATGGTGTTGCTGGACAAATCATTTATGTAATCAGTACAGATGCTACAGTATTTGATGTAACTGGAACTAACTTAAACGGTGGTTCTGCAGATATTACAACTGCTAGTGGTGATGTTACTACTTGGTTGTGTGAAGATGGAACAGATTGGCATTTGATTTCTTATAAAGATCAAAGTGCAGACCATAGTTCAGGTCTATAATTAATAACCAGTGAGGGAAGTCTATGGCACAGCCAAACTGGGTCACTGGATCTGGTAGTTTAGGAACTATACCAGAAGGTAAATTTTACAGAGCCACTTTAGAAGCATATGATCCCGACTTCCCTTCGGATGCTACTAAAGTAAAATACTTTAAACTAAGTGGCGATTTACCACAAGGTATTCAAATAACAGAAAATGGTAAGTTAGAAGGTACTCCGAAAACTTATGTACAAGGTGTTCCTGGTTCTGTTTCTCAGAACATAAAATCAAAATTTGCAGTAAGAGCATATACCCAAAAGATAGTAAACGGTTCACTAGTTACCGATAAAATAAATGACAGAACGTTTTCGTTAACTATTACTGGTCAAGATGTCCCAGATTTCACAACTCCAGCAGGTAGTTTGGGGAATTATTTTGATGGACAACTAGTCAATACACAGATTACATATTCAGATTCTGATCTAGATGACACAATATCCATAACATTGGCAAGTGGAGAGTTACCCCCAGGTGTATCTGTGAGTAGTTCTGGTTTAATATATGGATACATAGAACCAGCAGAAACTTTATTAGGATATAGTGCTGGGTGGGAAACTACGGGGTTTGATTCGTTGCCATTACAATTCAATAGTGGTACGGTGAGCAAGACATACTCATTCACACTTAAAATTTCAGATGGTAAAGATTACAATTTAAGAACATACTCTATATATGTTGGTGTCATAACTGCCGATTCAAACGCATACACCGTTGATTCTTCCACTGTTACTGCCGATACAGTAACAAGAGCACCATATATTGACAATTATGTAGAAGATTTGGGTTCCTTTAGTCATTTAAATTATTTTATTCATCAGTTTGAAGGTAAAGACCCAAATGGTGACATATTAAATTATTCTGTCAGTGGAACATTACCAACCGGATTGAGTCTAGATACAAACACAGGATATCTTCACGGAAATCTATCCAACATTGGTCTGACAGAAATAGAATATTCTTTTTCAATTTCTGTTTACAAGAAGGAAAATCCACTATCATCAAATAAATTTGATTTCAAAATAACTATTGTAGGTAGTTTTGATAAAAATGTAACTTGGAATAGTAACGAAAACCTAGGAACTCTAAACAATGGTGAAATAAGTACTTTATATGTTAGTGCGACTGCAAATAATGGTTCTAATGTCCAGTATAGATTAAAAACAAATGGAACAAATAATAAACTACCACAAGGACTGATACTATTATCTTCTGGAAATTTAGCCGGAAGAGTTAGTTATAAGACATTCGGATTATATGATAGACAAATAACAGCAGATAGTGACACAGCGGTTGATACTACACTTGTAACAACAGATACCAGAGGTAATGAATATGCAACTTTCGACAGTGGTACGACCACATTTGATAGTAAATATCAATTTACAGTAGAAGCATATAATGCAGAAGGAGTATCATCGACCAAATCTTTTTATATAAATGTAAACAGAGAATACGATACCCCACTCCAAGATATAAAAATAAAAACATTGATGTCTAGTACAGATAGATCGACAGTAAACACCTTACTAGAAAGTCAAGACATAATGACACCAAGTTCAATATATAGACCAAATGACCCATACTTTGGTGTTGCCGAAGATGTTTCATTTACACATCTGTATGGACTAAGTCCAGATGAGATTAAACATTATGTCGAATCAATGGAAAACTACCATTACAATAAAAGGGTAACACTTGGTGGTTTAGAAACAGCAAAAGCAATCGACGAGAATGGTGATACCGTGTATGAAGTAGTATATAGTAGAATCATTGACAACATAGAGGATGTAGAAGAAACCGTTTCGACAGAAGTTGGGGATGTTTATCCAAATAGTTTGAACAATACGAGAACTTCTGTAATAAACAAAGTTGGAAAAATATCTAAAGAATTGCCACTATGGATGACATCGAAACAAGATGATGGAACTGTTCTGGGATATACAAAAGCGTGGGTGATTGTATATACAAATCCTGGTCTATCCAATACAATTGCTTACAACATAAACAAGAGTTATAAAAACACCCTCAACAAATTAAATGTTGTTATCGACAGATATATCCTAAATGGTAAAGAATTACGAACTTGGGATTCGGAAGATTTCAGATGGACACAACATGTTTCTACGACATTCGATATATATGAACATTCTTATTCAGTTGATAAGACAGATATTACGGCTGATACAACAAGTAATACGGCTGATCAATTTGATAATACATCTACACAAACAATTTTCGATGGTGACTCGACTAAATTTATCGAAGTGGAACCTTATACCACAGATATAACTATGAAAACTGCGGATACTATTGATATAAGTACCGATGGTGGATATAGAGATTACAAAATATACACAAAGACAGATAAATTTGACCAATATCTTCTTTTTCCAGACAAAGATATCATAAATAGTAAATAAATATACTAAATTAACGGATTTTACATATGGCAAGTAATATTAACACAACTACAATTGATACGGCATATCCAGTTGCAGGTCAAGATAACGACTCACAAGGATTTCGTGATAATTTCACTAATATCAACGATAACTTTACTGAAGCAAAGACAGAGATAGAAGATTTACAAAGTAAAGTTCTTCTTAAAAGTGCATTAACTGGTTCATCATTAGATAATGATATGGATGGTGAAGTCATATCAAATTTAGAACTTACTTTGCCAAAGATTACAGCAAGAACTATTGCATCATCCGTGGGTGCAACTGGTGACAAAGAAGGTATGATTGCAATGGACAGTTCAAGTGTCTACTTTTGTACAGCAGACTATGATGGTTCTACTAATATTTGGGTAAAACAAGACTGGACAGATACTGGCGCTTGGTAATTTAGCCGATATTCACAAAACGGTAAATCAGTCCATCCTATTTGTATTTAAAAGAAATATAATACTTGTATGGAACACCCTTTTTTAAGTACTACTGACCTTTCAACATTAAGTGTTGATGAACTACAGACAAAAATATCAGAATTAACTGGTAAATCAGTATTTGCACATCAAACGGGAAATATGCATCTTGCTAAACAAGTTGATATGGCATTAGAAAGTTATACAAAAGCACGAAATAAAAAGTTAAACGATATGTATAAGAAAGGTAGTGATGACGACCACAGTGACAAGATTAACATATCGTGATTAAGGATCACTACGGTCAATACATTTTCGATGAAAAAGATATCACTGATATGATATTAAAAGGTATCGAATTTAAAGAAAAACAATTTATTGTAAATGATATCAGTGATTTAGATTCAATTAATAAAGAACTTGGTCATAAATCTTTTAAACAATACATAAAGACTAACATACCACTAGAATCTTTTGATATTCAAAATCAAAAAAATTGGTATATGCCTAAAAAGTACAAAGACTTAGATATTGCTGCATATGTTTTATCACTTTGTAAAACTGATGCAGAACTACAAAGATGTGGTCAAGAGTTATTAATGTATCAAGATAGAAATTTGTTTGACTTATTAAAATTTCTAACTTACTTGGTGGATGTTATGAGAGAGAACAATATTATATGGGGTGTTGGTAGAGGTAGTAGTGTGTCTAGTTTTGTGTTGTATAAACTGGGAGTACATAGAATAGATAGTATGTACTATAAATTAGAGATAGATGAGTTTCTACGTTAAATACAGTAAAAGAATTAGGAGTTATTTAAATGGCATCAAGAATGTATAGATCAGCATCAGGAAAACCTATTGATATGGGACAGTTATTATTAAAAAATGAAAATGTCCGAGCAGTTGGTAATATGGGTGTTAATGCAAAAGGTGACAAAATTGATAAAGTTAATAATGTAGTGGAGTCTAAAAATAGACAGGTTCACAAAGAATACAAAAAACAAATATTAAATACTGTTGTCGATGTTCCGCCACAATCATCAAGTGTAAAAGTACCTGTACAAGAACCAATTGTAGAAGAAAAGATTGAGGAAGTAGTAGGTTTAGATGACGATGATAAAACCATTGATTTAAATCAAGTCAATCAATCATCAGAAGAATCTGTGGTTGAAGAGCCAGTCACAGTAGAAGAAATGGATCAAACAGTTAAAGAAACTGCTGTTCAAAATTTCAAACAATCGGTTGTTGAAGAAGTTGTTGAAAAAGAATCTGTAATTGAAGAAGTTGCGGAAGAACCAGTTGTAGCAACACCAAAGACAACTAAAAAGAAATCCACTGGTGGTTTGGCAAGTGCAATAGCGAAAGCAAGGGAAATCAAACAAGAAAAACTACAAACAGAAAAAGAAAAAGCCAAATCTACCAAAGGAGTTAAGAAAATATGATAGAAGATTTTCAACTATATTACATTTTATTCATTGGTGTTGTAGCAGGATTTAGTTACTGGTTAGGTTACAGAGAAGGTGAACTAGATGGTGTTGAAAATGTTGTAGAAATATTAAAAGAAACTGGTCAAATAACAATTGAAGTAGTGGAGAAAGACGATTAATGCCTGACTTAAAAGAATTAATGAAGGGACAAACTGGTCCCAAACCAAGACATAAAGGAAAAATTAGAGCGATACACGGAGATGTCATTGCACATAATATGCATTTTGGTGATCAAACTACATCGACTGGAATAATTATTACAAATGATGATGGTAAGACTCGTGGTATCTATCCTAGATGGTGTCAAGTTTACACCAAGGGTCCAGAGAATAATGATGAATATGAAATTGGTGATTGGATTTTAGTATCGCATGGTCGTTGGAGTAGAGGAATAATTATTGAACAAGAAGATGGTTCTGAAGTAGAAATAAGAAAAATCGATACCGAAGAAATTCTCTGTATGAGTAAAGAAAAACCAAATGATTTAAATTTAGGTATGGAATACGGTGACAACATAGCACCAACTACGGCAAGAGCAGAAGACTTTGGTGCAAATTAATTGTCACGATTCTTAGAAAAATACACTAAGGAAAAAAGATTGGAAGATAGAGTTAATTCGATTGTACAACTATTAAGAATGATACAAGTAGAAGCGACCACTCCTTACAACGATGGGTGGGTAGCAGCCGATTGTAAAAAAGATTTAATGATGATTAGATACGAGTTAGACAAGATGATAAGAAAGTGTCCATCTTTCGCTGATGAAGAAAAGTGGGAACAAGAAATTGTAATGAAAATACTAAAGGAGAAATAATGAACTACAATTCAATGACGAAATTAGAGTTAGAAGAATACGGTAGAACAATTGGTATAGAGTTAGATAGAAGAAAAAACAAAAAAACTTTAATTAATGAATTAAAACAGGCTCAAAAGAAGAACTGTGTGATGCCAACACCATCGAAACAAAAATCAAATAACCAAAAATCAATAATCGGTAGAATCAGAGAACTTTTCGGTTTATAAAATAATATAATATCTTTATGAAAGAATTATGGACTGAGAAGTATCGTCCTAACACATTGAATGGATATGTGTTTAGAGATGATTCACAAAAGAAACAAGTACAAAAATGGGTAGATGAAAAAACTATCCCACATTTACTTTTTAGTGGATCTGCGGGTGTAGGTAAAACAACACTAGCGAAAATTCTTATAAACCTTCTAGGGGTAAATCAATTCGACTTACTTGAAATAAATGCTAGTCGTGAGAATAGTGTCGACACAATTCGTGAAAAAATAACTAATTTTGTTTCCACTATGCCGTTCGGTGATTATAAAGTTGTATTACTTGATGAAGCAGATTATATGTCACCTAATGGTCAAGCAGCACTTCGTGGTGTTATGGAAACATACTCAAGTAGTTCAAGGTTCATTTTGACTTGTAATTATCCTAATAAAATCATTCCAGCAATTCATAGTAGATGTCAAGGATTTCACATTGAGAAGATAGACAAGACTGAGTTCACTGCAAGGATAGCAGAGGTTCTTATGACAGAAGAAGTTCAATTTGAACTTGATGTATTGGATAGTTATGTAATTGCAACATATCCAGATTTGAGAAAATGTCTGAATGTTTGTCAAATGAACTCAACCGATGGAATGTTAACTTCACCCAAAGGTGATGAGAGTTTATTGTCTGACTACAAAGTAGCAGTTGTTGATTTTTTCAAACAAGGAAAAATCAATGAAGGTAGAAAATACCTTGTACAGAATGTAAATCCAGATGAAATTGAAGGTGTGTATCGTTGGATGTATGATAATCTAGAATTATTTGCATCAAATGATGAATCTAAAGATAAAGCCATACTATCAATAAGAAAAGGTTTAGTAAACCATAGTTTTGTGGCTGATCCTGAAATCAATTTAAGTGCAACACTAATAGAACTTACTTCAGAAACTTAGTATCTTTACATAAATAGATACATGAGTAAAAGTTTTTGGGAAGACGGAAGCGTCAACTATTGGCAAATATCTAAAACAATCAAAGATTTATATCTAAGTGATAGTAGTGTTAATATTCTACTTGACTTTGAGAGAGTTCTTGACGAGTTAGATATATATGCATTCGAGAATTGGGAAATCGGTGAACTAATCGAAGGACCTAATGTCGGTAAATATCTTGTTGATTGTACATTTATGTGGTTAGGTGAAAATATGCCAGACCCCCGTGGTGCTAAAAGACTACTTCCTTTTGACTGCAATGTTCAATATCAAAAAAGTAAATTATCTATTCCAGTAAAAGTTAAATCCGAAGATGATTTTAAGTCTGGAACAAAGGTACCGAAACAAGAAGAGAAAGACATTTGGTTAGTAAAAATAACAATGCCTAAAAATCTAATAAAAGATGTTATGACTGGTAGTACAGAGTTAGAAGGTCAAGATATCGATTTAGAAGAGTTAGATAGTTCATATGAGCAAGGTATTGATACAGAAGAAGTAACAAGATGAATAAGATATTAACAGAAGGATTAAATTACAAAGATATGATTGGACTTTTAAAACCAAAAGTTCATATTGATGAATTCGTATCTAAAATGGGTGACGATGATGATATTGCTACCATTAGTTTTTATGTTAGAAATTCTGACGCAGCAAATGATTTAGTGGAATGGTTTGAGAAAGGATATGATTTTGTACTAGATGCAGACAGAAGTCCTGGTGAAATAAAACCAAATAGATATCTTGTTTATGTCGAAATGAAAAGAAGATCCGACCTTCCTTCAAAGTTACAAGAGATGATTAATGATTTAGCATCTCTAACAGAATGGAACGAAAGTGACTGGAGAGTTCTCTACGACGATAGTGAAATGGATTTCGATGTAGAATATTTGGGTTCAAGATTGTTACTTAGTCCACACAGTTACAGAATTGCAAAAGATGCCGATTTGAATATAATGAGAGAATCTGCTGGTATACAACCAAAATCTTTTTATAACAATTCTAACAAAGAATTTGATTCAATTCAAACACAAGCAGGAATAAAATAAATCAATTCTACACTCGGAACTAAATATTGTTCATGAGTAATCTTATAGCATTCGGTGATAGTTTCACTTGGGGTTCAGACCTCTCGGATGAGTTTATACTATTAGGAAATACAGAACCAGATTCAGTCTTGTTAGAAGAATTTGGTATG